CGGGAATCCAGATCAAGCTAAAGCAGAAAGCGAGGGCGTGATGCGAATATCCAATCAAACCGAAGAACAGATGATCGAGTCAATTCTTGCAATTTACAGCAAGGACGAAAAGGCGAATATGATTATCGCCCAGCACATCGCAATCAAACTAATGGAGCGCCGTAGATTGATTCGAGAGGCGAGAAAGAAGGTGGTGTGATGCGAAGTTTCGAGTCTGAGGCTAGAAGGGATGGAGTATGAGCAAGCCAAAGAAATCAAAATCATATATTTGCTACGCCTGTCGGGACGGGAAACACTATCTGTGCGCTTTTGATTTGGACCCGAAGAGAGTTTGCAATTGCGATTTAACTTGGCACGTTGAACTGACCGACACTCACATTCGCCGATTCAAGGGAAACGAGTTGCAGGAAATTGAGCGTAAATTCGCATGACCGCCGCCGACCGCTTCACGGAATCCGAAAAGAAGCGCATCATAGCCCGCTACCAGAGCGGAATCACGATAGAAGCGATTCGCAAGTCGTGGGTGGCCGGCGAGAGGCCGGGAGCCGGAGCTATCAGAGCGGCGCTGAAAGAGGCTAAGGTGTACCTGACGCCGCGACAGTGGCGAAATCGTTTCTGTTGGGGAAGGGGATAGCGATGCTTTGCCAAAAACGAATTGGAACGGTAAACGCGGAGCCGCTCTATTGCAACGGGAAGCGAGGGCATAAAGGCAATTGCTCGTGGACATCGGACTGGCAGCAAATGAATAGCGTTCCGCAGAATGTGCGCCAGTTTATATTTCGGTGCATCAAGGAATTGGATTATACCCAATCGGCAGAACATATCAGCCAGTGTTCTAGCTCAGAAGGCGCGGCTTTAATTAACGAGGGCATGAAGATGCTCGGACTCAAAGACCTTTCGATGGAAAAGTTGGCCGAGTGATGAGCGTATTCTGGAAGCCGATTCGATGGCGCTGTTACGTGTGCAAGATTTGGCTGGTGAGTGCAAGGATTGCCGCCGCCTGTCCACGTTGCAGGCTGGTGTATCGGTGAGCGCCGCAGGAAACGCCATCCTGAAACGCATCGGCAAAGCATACCGCAGGCAGGGGATACCGACGCCGCTGCCGGGGTCGCTGGACACTTGCAAATGTTCGCACGCTCGCGCAACGCATAAGCCGAACGGAAAGTGCCTGGGCGTGACGAAGTTCGCCGCGCCCTGCTATTGCCTTGAATTTCGAGAGAGGTGGAGTTGATGAAGGTTCGAGAGAGCGTAATCTACTGTCATATTTACAGTTTCTTTTATCGGGCATTGATGCGAACCGCTCACCATTTCGGCTGGCATCATGCACCTAAACGCGGCCCGATTCTGCCGGACGGAGATTATCTGTACTGGTGCCATTGGTGCGGTATGCGCTGCACGGAGAAGGCGTATTGTGGGGAAACTCCGTTAAAGCGGGTGAGCCGATGAAGCGAACGAAGCGCAAGAAGCCGGAAGCGTCGGAGCATGAGATTCAACGCCAAATCACCGACTACACCCTAAAAGGCGTGTTCCGGTATCGAAACAACACCGGAGCCATGAAAGTGGCGAAATCGTTTCTGTTGGGGAAGGGGATACCGACGCCGCTGCCGGACATCTGCGCTAACCCGAAATGCGGCCATGATCGAGGAACGCACAGATACGATGGCGAGTGTTTGGCGGCCGGGAATCGCATGGGAAATTACTGCTCCTGTCATTCGTTCAAGCCGTACAAGACTGAGGGGAAGTGATGATTTATAGGTGCAATTGGATTTTGTATATAACAAGCAAGCAGTGGAGGCATGGAATGGTCCCCCGAATCACCCGCTGCGCCTCGCGTGGCCGAGTGACAACCTACCGCAAATGCCACTATCCCGCCAGAACTGGCAAACTGTGTCGCTGCCTACGCTGAACGCCTGATTGAACAGAAAGCGGGGAAGCCGTGAAAACGAAGCGCAAGAAGCCGAAGGTCTATAAAGCATGGTGCTGCGTAGGCTCGCATGGCAATCTCTATGTTACCGAAACCACGCCGCACGCTCAGTGTATTGGCCGATTCGAAATCTATGAGACGAAAGATGATGCCTTGCGAAACGATGCGCCGGAACGGGTGAAAGAATGCACAATTCGGGTGAAACTGTGAAGCGCAAGCAGCCCAGTGAGGCGAGTATCTCAGAGCACGACATTCAGGGCCAGATTCTTGAATACCTGACCATTAAGCGAATATTCCACTGGAGAAACAATACCGGGGCATTCAAGAAGGGCAAGCACTTCGTCAGATTCGGTACGCCGGGGTCTGCGGACGTATTTGCTTGCGTTTCTGGGCATCTTTTCGGAATAGAGGTGAAAAGGCCGGGGGGAACACTTTCGGACGCTCAGGTGGCGTTCTGTGCCGCTCTACGGGCTGCTGGAGGGACGTATCTGGTTGCTACCAAGCTGGAACATGTCACTTCGTGGTTCGAGGCCGTCCCACACGCTTACCAGTCGCTCTCCGAACAGCGTACCAAGCCGCTCCGCGACTGACGCCGGGATGGGAGCGCATGTATTTGGCGACCTTGCCATCGGATTTCGGACCGGGAGGGTTGCGCGGGTCAATCGTGTATTTGCGGGCCATCAGTTCCTTCCCGTTTGAGGATGAATCCCATCGCCTCGTTTGCGAGCTTGTCGATAGCATCTAGCTGTGATTGAACCTCGGCAGAATAAGTGAATTTCGCCATCTCGCCATTTCGGACGGTAATTGTCGGCAACGCGGCATTGATTACGTCCAGCTTGGCGAGAATAAACGGGCGCATCGCCTGATGGACTTCATCCTGAATTCGATGTAACTGGCGTACCGTGTGCTTCATTCGCAAGATCGTCGATCTCCTGCAAGGCACATCGCAATTAGCAGAACAGTGGAACCGACCGTTAGAATCATTGTTCCGATTTCGATAGCAGCGTTCGTCATTTTCGATTCTCCCCGCCGACCTTCGAATTAGGGATGGCTCCCTGATCGGCAAAGACAGTCTCGCATAAGCTGGAATAGTTGTCAAGTGATTATGCGCTCGAAGATGTAAAATATCGGTTCACCGTCTCTTCGCCTATTGACAAGGTGTGCAAAAAGGGATAGATAATATCCGCGCATTAAAGGTACCCGCTGCCATAATTGCGGACGAAGTATTTGATGGTTTTCCATTCCCTGAATGGCTCGCAAACTCTTTCAAATCAAATATCAAGACGGTTCCCGAAAGCATGTTAAAGCGGAAGAACGCGATAACCTGCTACTCGCCGGACTACTCAAGACTCTCGGCCCTCGTGAGTATGAGTACATCGGCCAGCCCAAGACATTCCACTCCTTCGCCGATCTCGGCAATCTGCAATTGATTCAACCAGGCTCATTCCGTCGATTCCTTCCCGGCTCATTCGTTATCGAATTCCAAGGAAAGCGCACCCGTGAGCTATTGGAGACTCCCGAACAGATGGCGTTTCGTGGTACAATGGAGTCGGTGAATTCGTGAAGCCTTCCTACCCACTCGCGCAACCGTGGAACCGAGAGGTTTTCTTCGCATTCTATTTCTTTCCGCAGAAATCGCAACCCTCGCCGAATCAGTGGGAATTGATTAAGCATATCTGCGAAGGGCCGAAGCGTGAGGTTTCCGCGTTGCGTACCGCTCAAATGTGCCGAGAATGGGCCATCCCGTATAAGACCGTGAAAGAGCAGCAGGGTATTGCGCTTCGCATGGCAGAGAATCGCGGGCATAGGCTTCCAATCCGATACACTGAAAATTCAAGCGAGCATGGGGAATTTCGGCCATGAGCACAAACACCGATTACATCAAGGACTTCCTGTGGAATACACCCCAATTTAACGATGCCGCCTACGCCATTCTGCGGAAGAGGCTTGCCGAGGAGTCGGTGAATTCGTGAAAGATTACTTCACAGTAGGCATTCGCAGGGCGCTCGGCATCGACTCGCCGATGAATCAGGTCAAGAAGACGTTTACGCAAGACTCTCCCGGCGACCGTATTGGGGCAATGGCAAGACGCGACTACGAGCTTATGAAGGGCGATTCATGGGGCAAGGTCGGCCAAACCATTCGCATTAAGCGCCCGGAACGGTTTCAGGTGAATGGGTAATTACGCCAAGCTGGCCGCTCAGAACAACGCCCACTCAGCGCCGAAGAAGAAGGTTGTAGGTCGCCCATTCCCCAAAGGCGTATCAGGCAATCCAGGCGGTCGCCCCAAAACCAAGCCCATTTCCGACATGTTCCGCGTAATCTTCGACGATCCCGCCACGGTAAAGCTAATCCAGGCGAACGTGAAGAAGACGCTGACCGCGAAGGGCATGGCTGGCGTTCTGCTGCTGAATCACATCACCGACAGGCTGGAAGGCAAGATGCCTGACGAGTTGAATGTACGAGACTTACGCGACCTGAGCGACGAGGAGCTGGAAGAGCGGGCGAAGAAATTGGATGCGGCTGAGTAGTTTTATGCACGCTTGCCCATTTATACAGATTTCAATAGAATCAGTAAGATAGCTCGGAAATAGCGATAGGGACACTTTCAGAATCGAGAAAGGCTGTATAAAGTGACCAAAACAATCAAGCACGTCAAACCGCAAAGCATGGGACACCTGCATCTGGTGTTCGAAGATGGCACCGCCGAGACATTGGTGCGCGGAACGCATGAGGAGCTGGGGCTGAAGGCTGGCGATGTGTGGCCTATGCCTGTCGGTGAAGGCGTCCCCTGCAATCTTCTCAGCGCCGAGCCGCTCAATTTCCTACCTCCATTCGTCGCGCCCCCGGAAGTTGTATCTTCGGACGTGCCGCCGAAGGGCGAGTCGATATTCGCTCCAGGCGAAGGCGTCCCCGGCAATCTTCTCAGCGCCGAGGAGAAGTAATGGAACTGTCCCGACGCGGATTTATCGGCACAATGATCGGTGGCGTTGCCGCTTCTGCTGCCGTGCGTGCTTGGCCGTTTCGCGTATTCAGTTTCCCTGAAAGCATTAAAGTCGCGCAACCGTTAACAGTGCGATTCATTCGCGCCTACGATTACGGCACCGACAAGATGGTTTCCCGATGGGATATGTTGAGCGGATTCGGCGCACTGGTCCATGGTGGGGTTGGTGAGTTCAAGATGATTGAAACGAATAGCTTTGGATTGTCGCATGCGCTGGATCAAATGGAAGTTCCGCAGCCTGTAAAGGTACAGATACTTCAACAAAACTTTCCAAGGGAGCCATTCGCGTTTGGTGTGGAGCATCCATCCTAACCGCTGACGAGCGAGAGACGTTAATCGAACGCATCGAAGTCCGCGAAGAACTCGCCCGCCGCAAGCGTGAACGCAAGCTGCTGACCTATTATCCAGATGAGGGCCCAAGACGCCGCGAACTGTATGTCAAACACCAAGAGTTTTTCGCTGGTGGCGCAGCGCATCGTGAGCGTCTCATGCTCGCAGCGAATCGGGTGGGAAAAACGGAAGGCGTCGGCGGCTACGAAATGGCGTTACACCTCACCGGATGGTATCCCGATTGGTGGATAGGGAGACGATTTGACCACGCTATCTCGGCCTGGGCCTGCGGAGATACAAGCAAAACTGTCCGTGAAATCTTACAGGCGAAACTTCTGGGTCCGATCGGTGCGTGGGGCACTGGTCTATTACCGGGTGAGACGATCTCCCGTACTGTACGTGCAACGGGAATGGCCGACACCGTCGATACAATTTACGTCAAGCATCGTTCGGGCGGAATAAGTCAGCTAACCTTCAAGTCTTACGACCAGCGCCGCGAAGCGTTTCAAGGCACCGAGAAAGACGCTATCTGGTTGGATGAAGAACCGCCAATGGACATTTACACCGAATGCCTTCTGCGAACCATGACTAACGATGGAATGATTCTCTGTACTTTCACTCCGCTCGCGGGCATGTCTGAGGTAGTACTAAGCTTCCTTCCTGGGGGCAAGTTGATTGATGAAACCGAGCCAAAAGTCAGTTCGTAGGTGCAAAGCAAAGCTGTAAAGTGCATACTTGCATTTGTCATAATCATCATGAACTTTATGCTTGACAGAAAAATTGGTAGCGGAAGGCAGGAGTTTTTGAAGCTTGGAAGCGGCGATCGCAGTGTCTAAGCTGGTGGTGATGGCCACTTGGGACGATGCACCCCATCTTGACGAGAAATCGAAGGCTGAACTCTGGAACTCGATCCCGCCGTATCAGAGAGACGCAAGAAGTAAGGGCATCCCGCAACTCGGCTCTGGCGCAATCTATCCCGTGCCTGAGTCTGATTTCAGCGTTGCACCGTTTGCGATACCTGACTTCTGGCCGCGTGGGTATGGGATGGATGTTGGCTGGAACTTTACAGCGGCAGTTTGGGGAGCGCATGATCGAGAAAACGATGTCTTGTATCTCACTCACGGATATAAGCGAAGCCAGGCCGAGCCGACAATTCACGCAGCAGGACTCAAGGCTCCTGGCGCTTGGATACCAGGATTCATCGACCCAGCATCGAGGGGTCGATCTCAGCACGACGGAAGCAATCTCCTGCAAGACTATCGGGATCTTGGACTCTCCCTTCAGTTGGCCGATAATGCCGTAGAGTCGGGCCTATATTCCGTATGGAATAGACTTTCAACTGGCCGACTGAAAGTCTTCAAGTCCCTCGGCGAATGGTTCACCGAATTTCGCCTCTACCGCCGCGATGAAAAAGGCCGAGTCGTGAAAGAGAACGATCACCTGATGGACTGCACGCGGTATCTGGAATCGCGCATTGCGATGATGAAGGTTAAGCAGCCGCCGCCGCGAACTGTGCAGACGCAAAGTGTGGGAACGTGGGCGTAGGCCGCTTCCTGATCGACTTCGGCGTGATGAGACGAATCTCCAACGCTCGCTTGTATTGGAATCCACTTCGCACGCAGAAGCGACTGCACGCGCAGCAATGCGATTGGGCGAAAGGCGTTATAGCGAAAGGAAGGTTGTGGCGATGAAAGCGCCGATGAAGTTGAGAATGCCTGAACCGAAGATGCCATCGGACAATCCGACGATGTCTAAGGCCAAGATGCCGCCCGCCAATCCCATGATGAAGCGCGGCAAGCTCTCCACCTCCACCGCAGCCAAGATTCGCAGCAAGGCGAACGCGATACTTGGGCGCATGAGGTCGCGGTAGTCATGCAGTGGTTTTATTACGTTGTGATTGGAATTGTTGGCGGCGCGTGCGGGCTGTACGCAGCTGCGATATGTCTCGTCAGAAGGAAACGGTAGTTGGACACCACCAGTACAATCCGAATGCACACATGGTCAGCGCAGACAGTGCGAATCCCGTTTAGCGATGCCGACTATTTCCAGATGGCGAACCTGACTCAGCAACTCCATGTCCAGTTAAGCGCCGTTCCAGCGATGCGCGTCGTTCTGACCGCATGGCGCGAAGCCGACTCCCAGCCCGTAAACTGATGCCAAGAGACAAGAAGGGGAAAATTGTTCAGGACGAAGCACTCCTGAAGGAAATCCGCGACAATTTCACCTATTACAAAGAGGCGTGGAGCGACATTCGCGCCGAAGCGCAGATCGACATGCGCTATATCTCTGGAGATCCGTGGGCACCGAAAGACCGCCAGTTCCGCGAAGACAACGACCGCCCCTGCATGACGTGGGACGAACTCTCGCCTTACGTGAATCAGCTTATTAACGATCCTCGGCAGAACAAGCGAGCGATCAAGGTCAATCCGGTAGGAAACGGGGCGAACGATGATACTGCGGAATTACGGGCAAACATCATCCGGTCGATTGAATACAATTCCAAGGCTCAGTCAGCCTATACCACCGGCTTTCAGGGCGCCGCCGAGCGTTCCTACGGTTATTGGCGTGTCGGCAAGCGGTACATCAATCCAGTTGGCAAGAGCGCATCCATTGACGCATTCAACCAAGAGCTATTTATCGGACGCATTCCTAATCCTGACAGTGTTCTGTTTGACCCTAATTTCAAAGAAGTGGATTGCAGTGATGCGATGGGATGTTTCGTAACCGATGTCATGCGCATGGAGGACTACAAGCGCAAGTGGCCGAGGGCGATAGTTCAGGGCTTCGATCCAATCTTCACCGAGCGGTACGCGGACTGGTTTCCCGATGCCAAGACGATCATGGTTGCGGAGTATTGGCGCGTGGAGATCAAGGAAAAGGAATTGTACCTGGTGGGCGATGATGCCCCGGTCGCAATGTTCGAAGATGAACTACCAGATGACTTCGAAATATCCGCATCAACCAAG